TTGAGCACCTGATCCAAAGTGATGACGAGAAAAACACCAGAAAAACAGGCAAAACAGACAAGCGCATCAGCTGGGCCGGTGGAGGTTACCTGGTTCCCTTCGGTGCCCAGAACGCCAACAAGCTCCGCTCACTTTCGATCCGTTGTCTGCTCGGTGATGAGGATGATGCGTGGCCCCTGGTTGTGGGACGCGACGGCGACCCCCACGCCCTAGTGAAAGACAGAACCTCAGCCTACGAACAGTCCCGCAAGCTCCTCAACGGCAGCACCCCCACCATCAAGGGCCTCAGCAAGATTGAGCCCATGTTTGAGCGCGGGGATCAGCGCTACTACTACGTGCCTTGTTTGGAGTGCGGGCACATGCAGCGCCTCCGCTGGCGCCGGGTCGACAAGGAAACCGGGGTAGTGTCTGGCATCGAGTGGGACACCGACGAAAACGGAAACCTTGTTTTCGGGTCCGCGCGCTACATCTGTGAGGAGTGCGGACACGCTCACAGGAACGATGATAAGACGCGCATGCTTGATCCTGAGAACGGGGCCGAGTGGCGTCCGACCGCTGCCCCCGTGGCGCCCCACATCCGCTCCTATCACCTGTCCGCGCTGTATTCCCCCGTTGGGATGGCGTCCTGGGATGAGTGCGTGATGAGGTGGTTGGAGGCATGGGATCAAATCAACGGCCGTGTCAAGGACATTGAGAAGCTCCAGGTTTTTTACAACAACGTCCTGGGGGAAACGTTTGAGGTGCGCGGTGACAAGCTGAAGTTTGAACAAGTGTCTCCTCACCGGCGCCGATACAAGAAGGGGGAGATCCCCAATGAGTTCGCCATGAGCTGCATGGGCAGCCGGGTACTGTTCGTCACGTGCGTGGTGGACGTTCAGGAGACGTGGCTTGCTGTGGGCGTGTTCGGTTTCACGAGGGGCGGCCGCTCGGTGAACATCGACTATCAGAAGTGGGAAGGCGACTGCAAAGACCTGGAGGATAAGGACACGTGGAAGCGGCTGGAGACGTTCATTGAAACGACGATCTACACCGGAGATGACGGCACCAAATACCCCATCTGCGTGACCGCGATTGATTCCGGTTATCTCGCGGATCACGTCTACACGTTCTGCTCGCAATACACCGTTGGAGTCATCGCCACGAAGGGCCGAGAGGGCGAGGGCAAAAACAGCCACATGAAGCACTTCCAAGAAATGAAGAACATGACCATGGGGATATTGGCGTACATGATCAGCGTGGACGCATTCAAGGACCGGCTCCAGATGGTCCTAAAGCATGACTGGCCCGGCGGCACGCTTCAGCCTGAACGTCACTTCAACTGCCCGGAGGACACCACCGATGAGGAGCTGAAGGAGCTGACGGTGGAGGTGAAGCGCAAGAAGGTGAACCGCCAGACGGGCAAGACGGAGGGTTATGAATGGCACCGCCCGTCACACTCACGAAATGAGTTCTGGGATCTCTCGGTGATGGCCTATTTCGTCCACGACCTGTTAGGCTTTAACACCTGTCCGCCCGACGAAAAAAAGGGTGAATACCTAGTGAACTGGGATGAGTTCTATGATATTTGTGAGGAACAAGGTTTGTTCTTTGCTAAATGAGCTGTGACAACACATTTTGGAACGCACGCAAGGCGAGATTGGAAACGATCATCATTGCGTATGAGGACGCGCTGGAAGCGTTCGCCGGAACGAACACGCAGAGCTACACGTTAGACACTGGGCAGACCCGCACAACGGTTTCACGCGCGGAGGTGGGTTCATTGCGAAACACTCTCAAGAGTCTCTACAGCACATATGATGATATCTGTGCGCGTACGTGTGGGGCCACGTTGGTGGTCCGTCCCGCTAGGTGATCATGTTCGGATTTGGCAAAGTCTCCGTGGATGACCTTATGAGCACCCTCCCGGCTGTTAGTGACTCACAGCCGTCAACGATGCAGGAAGAGATCAATGCGTCCCTTGATAGCGGGGATGTCACGATCACGCTTAGTCAGGCGGCTGATTTCTTCCAGTACAATGACGGGTGGGGCTACGGCTACCATGACGGCGAGAAATTCCCGGGTCAAACCGGGTTCGGCGGGAACACGTTCCTGGCCATCGATTACTGGGCGCTGAGGACGAAAAGCTCAGAGGTTTTTGAGCGCAACCTGTACGCGCGCGGCATCATTCGGCGCCTGGTCACGAACATTGTGGTGACCGGCCTGGCGCTGGAGTCGACACCTTCTGAGGGGATCCTTGGCATGTCGGAGGGCAGTCTTGATGACTGGACCGACATGACGGAGGAGCAGTTTGAGCTGTGGGCGAATGACCCGAAGCTTTGCGACTTCGAAGGCAAGCGGACGTTTGCCCATCTCCAAGAGGAGGCCAAGAGGGAGGCGCTGGTCACGGGGGACATCCTGGTGGTCCAGCGCATGTCCAAGCGCTACCGGGTGCCACAGATCCAGCTCATTGACGGGCGCGACGTTCAGACCCCGGCCAACCCCCCGAGAGACGCGAGGATCTACTATGGCGTGGAGGTGGACAAGGATGACCGCCCCATTGCTTACTGGGTGACCCAGGAGGACGGCTCCTCTGTTCGCATGCCTGCCAACGGCAGCCGCTCCGGTCGCCGCCTTGCGTGGCTGTACTTCGGTAGCGACAAGCGGATGAGCCAGGTTCGCGGCCAGCCCATCCTTGCCCAGATCCTCCAGTCGCTCAAGGAGATCGACCGGTTCCGCGACAGCACCCAGCGCAAGGCCGTCATCAATTCGATGTTGGCGCTGTTCGTCAAGAAGGAGGGCGACGGCGTAGGCACGCGCATGGTGGCAAACTCCGCTGTGCGAAAGAGTGCCAAGGCGACTCCGGGCGAGGGTGCACAGGGCCCGATCCAGCTCAATGCTGCCAGCATGACGCCAGGGGTGACTGTGGACCGGCTGGCGCCTGGTGAGGAGCCTGTGGCTCACAAGGGGCACGGGGCCGATCAATCCTACTCGGACTTTGAAGCGGGGATCGTGCGCGGTCTCGCGTGGGCACTGGAGATCCCGCCGGAGATCTTGCAGCTGTCATTCAACGCGAACTATTCCGCGTCCGCTGCTGCCATCAATGAGTTTGGCATGTTCCTGACGGTCCAGCGCCAGCGGCTTGGCGATACGTTCTGCAAGCCGTTCTACAATGAGTGGCTCCTGGGTGAGGTGATGGCGCGGCGCATTGAGGCGCCGGGTCTCGTGGACGCTTGGCGCGAGAACTCCGGGAACAGCCGCTACATTTTCGCGGCCTGGATCAAGAGCGAGTGGAACGGCCAAGTGAAGCCCTCCACCGACATGTTCAAGATGATGAAAGGTGTGGACCTCGCTACTGACAGCGGGTTCCTCAGCTTCGATCGTGCGTCACGTTTGGTCAGCGGCACCAAGTGGCGGAACAACGTACGCAAGCAGCGCCGGGAGCGACAGCTTGCGGCTGAGGCCGGGATCCCCTTGAGCGCTGGCAGCGTTTTAGCCTCGCAGGCGGATGACCCCGGTGGCGACGAGAACGAGAACGAGAACGAGAACGAAGGGCAGACCAATGAAGTGGCTGATTGAAGCAGAGGCGCTAGAGGACCTGAAAGCAGCGATGGATCGCGTGGACGGGATCTCCGCTGTTCCGGCTGCTGAGGACCCCGTTGATGAGCCGTTCTCCGTCCAGGGGAACGTGGCCCACATCGGTATCAACGGGCCGCTCATGGCGCGCTCAGTGCCCATCCTGCGGATGTTCGGAGTGCAACACACGGGCTATGATGACATCCGTGCCGCACTCACGGCGGCGCAAACGGACGCGCGAGTTGAGCGGATCCAGCTGAACGTTGACTCCCCTGGCGGCCAAGTGTCGGGGCTGTTCCGCGTGCTGGACCAGGTGAAGACATCACAGAAGCCGGTCAGCGCCGTGGCTGACTATGCCGCAAGCGCGGCCTACGCGATTGCAGCCGCTACGGGCCGCATAGAAGCGCGCGGGCCGGCTTCTGCCTTTGGATCGATTGGCGTTGCTACGGATATTCCTGTCAGCGATCAATTCGTAACTATCACGAGCACCAACGCGCCAGACAAGCGCCCCGACGTGACCACGGAGGATGGTCAGGCTGTTATCCGATCACAGCTAGATGAGATCCACGATCTTTTCGTTGGCAGTATCGCGGACAGCCGTGGTACAAGTGCAACCATCGTGAATGAGTCTTTTGGTAGGGGCCGCACGTTCCTAGCCGAAGAAGCCCGCACGCGCGGGATGATTGACGATATTCAAGGAAGCAATAATGCCTCCCAAGTATCTGACACACAATCGGCTAGCGCCGAGAAGGAAACACAAATGGACTTGAAAACCCTCAAGGCCGAACACCCCGAGGTTTTCTCCGAGGCGTGTGACGAGGCCACCACCAAGGAACGCAAGCGCGTCAAGGCTCACCTCAAGATGGGTGAGACCACGGGCGCTATGGCGATCGCACTCGCTGCCATTGCGAACGGCACCCCGTTTGCTGATGACGAGGTGCAGGCCGAATACATGAGCGCCGGCCAGAACAAGCGCGACTCAAGCGCGCGCGCTGATGACGACGAGGAGGCCTCTGCCGCCCTCGACGGCAAGAAGGAGACCAGCTCCAAAAATGGCGGCACGGACTCTGACGACTATGGTAAAGGTTTCGCGTCGGCCATGGCCGAGATTCGCGGATCAGCAGCTGAGGGTGATGCCCTCATCATCGAGTAAAGGAACCTGAAAGATGGCAAACCGCGAATACGAAAACATCGACCTCAACACGGTGGCGCTTGAAGAGCCGTTCACCGCTGACGAGACGTTCACCGCTGCCGGTGCTGGCACCACGGCGGCCGGGACACTCCTTGGACGCATCACCGCGAGCGGTAAGCTCATTGTGTGCGATGACGCTGCCGGTGACGGTAGCGAGGTGGCTACGGCCGTACTCCAGTACGATGTTGTGGCAGCAGGCGCCGGGGATCTCCCCATCCGCCCCATCCTCAAGGGCAAGGTCAACCTCAGCAAGATCTTCTACGAAAACGCAGATCCGATCACTGAGGCGACCAAGGATCAACTTCGCACCATGGGCATCCTTGCCGTGGACGTCACTTCCCTCGGTGAGTTCAACAACTCCTAAGAGCCGTTAACAACTAACACAGGAACAGATATCAAATGACTATCTCAGAAGCCACGAGCGTGTTCCTGGAGACCTACAGCGATTTTGCTGCGGCTCCCCAGTTTCTCACCTCGTTTGCCCGCACTCGCCGGTTCCGCTCCCAGAAGGTCACGATCGACATCGAACGAGACACGGAGGACGTCGCGATCGTCATCCAGGATCTCCAAGATGGCGGCCGAG